TTATCTATAAACTATTTACATAGTGTCGAGGTTCAATTGTGTATAGCGGCTACAACCATTACAACCGAGAAAAAGCCGCCGCAGGAGTGACGGTAGAAGACCCATGTTTTGCCTGGCAGAATATGGAACCGCATTGGATCTTAAGTGAAGATTTACAAAGCGGAACTTTCGGAATTAGAAAAAAACATAGGAGATATTTGCCTCAAGAACCAAGGGAATTAGATGATCAATATGACAATCGTTTAGCTCGTTCTGTTGTCCCTCCATATCTGCAACGCATCGAAAAGATGTTAGGAGGAATGTTAGTTAGAAAGCCTGTTCGATTAAATGATGTTGGTGATGTCATAAGAGAGCAGTTATTTGATGTTGATCTTCAAGGGAACGATCTAAATGTATGGACTTATGAGACAGCACGATTAGCAGTTAGATATGGCCATGTGGGTGTACTCGTAGATGCTCCAGCAGCAGGACAAAAAGGCCGTCCATATTGGGTGACTTATACCCCTAGAGAAATTCTTGGTTGGAGGACAGAAGTTATTGATGGGATGCAGAAATTTACACAGCTAAGGCTTTTAGAAAAAGTATTTGAAGCAGATGGTGATTATGGAGAAAAAGAAGTTGAGCAGGTAAGGGTATTAACGCCAGGAGCTTTTGAGATCCACCGCAAAAATGAAAAGAGTGGTGAATATGATTTATATGAAGAAGGAACAACATCATTAACAGATATTCCTTTTTCTGTTGCTTATGCAAACAGGGTGAACTTTATGGAGTCACGCCCACCGATGGAGGATATAGCAGAATTAAATTTAAAGGCATATCAAATTCAATCTGACTTAGATAACCAGCTTCATATTAGTGCTGTTCCGATGTTGGCCTTTTTTGGCTTTCCTCAATCAAGTGAAGAAGTAAGTGCTGGACCAGGAGAAGCAATTGCCTTCCCTGCCGAGGGTAAAGCTGAATATATAGAGCCAGATGGTAAAAGTTTTAATGCACAATTTGAGCGTTTAGACCGCCTTGAAAAGCAAATAAATAATCTGGGTTTAGCGGCTGTGTTAGGACAAAAATTATCCGCAGAAACAGCAGAGTCAAAACGAATAGACCGATCTCAAGGAGACTCAACAATGATGGTCGTTGCACAGCAGATGCAGGATATGATTGATAACTGTCTTCTTTATCATGCGAATTATTTAGGAAGCAACGAAGCTGGAAGTAGTTTTGTAAATCGTGACTTCTTGGCAGCTCGTCTTGATCCGCAAGAGATAGGAAGTTTGCTTCAGTTATATACTGCTGGCACGATCACGCAAGAAACTTTATTGAAACAGTTAGAAGAAGGGGAGGTGTTAGGAGATGAATTTGATATAGAGCAAGAGCTGGAATCAACACAAATGGGCGGTTTAATTGATATGGAGCAACCGCAAGAAGAAGTGAAAGAAGAAGAAGTAATAGAAGAAGATGAATAATGACGAAAGAAGGTACTCCTGCTGTTCTATTCAGGAACTCAATTGATTTAAACCGTTTTAGTAATGGTGTCTCTAGGAAGATTGTTCAATCAAATATTGATGTCATTATTCGGGCAGCAAAACAACTTTCTAAAATTGATCCTTCTAGGCCGCCTTCTTATAAAACTGCAAGATTAAGATCATTAATTAAGCAAACGAAAGAATCCTTATCAACGTGGGAAAAGGAAAGCGTTGATGTAATGATTCGAGAGCTAGAAGGTTTAGCAGGAGTACAAGCTGGTTTTGTAGAAAACCAAATAGCACAAGCATTACCTAATGGAGTATTAAAAACTGATTTAAACCCGTTAGGGTATAGCGTTCAGACTGTTGCAGTTAGTCCTAGTTTTGCAAAAGCCGTTGTAACAAAAGATCCAAGTGTTTTAAGCCTTAAATCAACAGGAACATTTGATTTAACAGCAGCACAGGGAGCAGAAGTTTTATTGCCTAATGGTGAAACTGTTCAAAAAGCTTTTAGAGGATTAGCAAGCCGTCAAGTAACACAGTTTAATCAAGTTGTTAGAACAGGTCTTTTATCTGGAGAAACAACAGAATCAATCGTTAGTCAATTAATAGGAAATTTGCAATTTGGACAAGGAGCAAAAACAAATCAACAATATTTATTGGCAGGAAAAGAAGTTTTAAATATGGCTTCTCATCAAATCAGAACAGTCGTAAGAACAAGTATTAATCAGGTATCTAATGCAGCGAGTCAACAGGTTTATAAGGCAAACGAAGATATAACAGAAAAATATAGATACGTTTCAACTTTAGACAGTAAAACTACAGCTCTTTGTGCGTCATTAGATGGAAAAGAGTTTGAATATGGGAAAGGGCCAGAACCGCCACAGCATTTTAATTGCAGATCAACGACTGTTGCTGTGATTGATTATGACGCATTAAAGAAGATGGGATGGGACTTTGATGTTCCGAAAGAGGGAAGAAGAGCTGCTGCTGGTGGAATGGTTCCAGCAAACGAAACTTATGGCAAATGGTTGTATGGACAAAGAAAAGCGGGTACTAAGTTCACCCCAGGAGCAAGGCAAATTGAAGCATTGGGGAAAGAAAAGGCTAAATATTTCAACCGATTAGCTGATAAATACGGTGCTGATAATGCGATTAAAAAATTCGTAAGAGAAGATGGTTCAGAAGTTAGTTTGTTCCAGTTAAAGAAAAGATATGGCAAGCCAGAGAGCATAACGGTCAAGAAAAAGACATCTCCAAAGAAAAAAATTGTATCAAAGCCAAAAGTAAAAACAACAGCAGAAGAACTAAAAGAAACCAAGGCACAACTGGCTGCTTTAAAAGAAAGAGATCCTTCTTTACCAACTGTTGCTCAATTACAAGCAATTCCAGTTAAATCAAAAGTTCAGTCTATTGATGTAAATAATGCGTTTGATTTGATGGAAAATATGGAAGGAGCAGCAGGAAAAAACGCAAAAAAATTAAGAAATTTTATGGAGAAAAAACAAATTTTCTGTTCTTGGACAACGCCAGGGGTTGCGAGAGGTAATTATTTAAAAGTAGCGGAAAACGTAAAATATATAAAAGAAAATCCACAATTAAGAAAAAGTTTGCAATTAAATAAACAAAGAGGTACAAAGAAAGTTCGTAATACTAGCCCCTCTTATGATCCTTTGCATTTGAAGCATCTTGAAGACAATGAAACAAGGACTCTTAGAGGTTTAAATAAAATGAATACTATTTTAGAAGAAGGATTGGATAGTTCAACAGGTTATGGAAACGCTTTATTTGAAACTTTTTTCACAATGAAAAAAACAAAAGCGTATGGGTACACGCTTCAAGGAGCAAATCATATTGTGATGAGAGTGCAGCCTTATCACAAAAAAATTAAAGATCTATCAAAAATTAAAACTGCTATTAGTAACAGCATCAAAAATGCAGCAAAAAACACTCCTTTAGGTAATGTTGATAATGACTTATATAAATTTACAGGTAGAAAAATTACAGACGGAGACTCTTGGCTGACTACTTTTGTGCATGAAATGGGCCATCAAGTGCATTATGCAGCCAACAGACCCGCAATGAAAGGTGCAACATGGATTCCAAGTAAGTACGGTGAAACTAATTTCATGGAAGAGTTTGCAGAAACTTTTGTGCAATACATCTTTGAACCTGTAGAATTAAAAAAAGCATCTCCAAACGCTTTTAAATGGATAGATGACGCAATGAAAGATGCGTTAAATTCTGTTGATTAATTATGAGTTTTGAAACAGTTTTAGAATTGATTCCAAAATTTCCGAGGAACAAAGATATTCCTCGACTTGTCCGTTTGGAATTAGATAAAGCAAAAGGACTTGAAAAAGTAAATATAGAAAGATCTGTAGAAGCTTTGCATGTTGCAGCTAATACAGATAAAGATTTTGAATTAATTGAAAAGTATTTTGGAGATTAAGATGGCAAAGAAGAAAAAGAAGGGCAAAGGCAAGAAGAAAGGTTATTGTTAGACTGCCTTAACAGCCTTATGGGTTTTTATGTCTGAAGAAAAGAATCAGGAGCCTATGGCTACTGACGCTCCTATGGAGAATCAAGAAAATGAAAAGCTTAAAAGAGAAATTGAAAGCTTACAAAAGAAAAATTATGAGTTAATTGGAAAGATGCAAAAAAAGGAACTAATGGAAGTTCCTGATGATTACAAAGAACTTGTTGAATTTAAACGTAATGCTGAACAAGCTGAACTCGAAAAACAAGGAAAGTACACCGAAGCAAGAACAAAGCTTGAGGAACAATTCAGAGAACGATCAGCCGAAAAAGATAAAAAAATTACAGAACTTGAAACAAAATTGCGAGAGCTGGAACTTGTTTCCCCTGCCGTACAAGCCTTGGCGGAGGTAGTCCATGATCCTAGTTTGGTGTTAAATAACTTCTTACCAAAGGACAAAATTGAAGTTGATAATGGAACACCTGTTGTTGTTGATGGGTATGAAAGAACGCCTGTCAGTGAGTGGGCAAAAGGGAAGTTGCCTGATTACATTTTGAAGCAACCAAAACCGCAAGGTGGCGGTGCTCCTGCTGGTAGGGCTAGCGGAAGTGAAGTTCCTGCTGGCACTAAGAATCCATTTGCTGCTGAAACTTATAACATTACTGAGCAGATGAGGATTTATAGAACAGACCGAGATTTATATGATCGTTTGAAAAATCAAGTTAAACGCTAATATAATTAGATAAGGCGGAGTTATGCCGAGCCGAATGGGTTATGCCCACATCGTAAAACCAATTTTT